CCCATAGAATCATCAGCTTCTAGTTCAGGCATGATGATAACTTTATATTCATCGTGTAGTTTGTGAATTACACGCTTATAGCCGCAAGGTTTCTTCCTGTTGCGGTGACCTTTATAAGCTGGGTCAACACGCTTTCTAAAATTAATAGAGTCGCTAAAGAAGAGTATTACTTCAGCATCAAAGAAGCCTGATTGAACACGCTTGATCTCTTTGATAGTGTTTGCATACGCTTCACTGAATTTAGAACCGACAACGATTACATCAGAACCATAATCAATATCATACTCAGCAGCAGCACAACTCTTATACACAATATAGTCAGCGTCGATCAATAGGCTAGTCATCCCTGACCCCTACTAAGTTTTCGATCACCTCTTGCTTTAGATCGCTTACCTTGTCCTTGACGAGTTTTCTTACCAGGTCGTTTAATTTTCTCGTGCTTCTTTCCGTATAGCATTAGTGAGTTTCACTCCAGTTTTTTCCAGTGGTGGCTTCTGCATCAATCCTGCAGCGGATGTTGTAGTACTCTCCAGCTTCTGTAGCTGCAAGTACCAGGGATGAACATAAGTCTTGTGCATGTTGTGGATCTACTTCAAATTGCAATTCATCATGGACGAACGCAAGCTGTGACGCACAGAGCTTTAGTTCTTTCATGTGTTCGTTATTTATTACCATCCACCTCTTAGCAATAACACCAGCTCCTGATTGCAAAATGTAGTTCAGCGCTTTATGCGGCGAATCCAATTCAATTTTTCTACCATCGATAGATTTGATGTACCCTCTTTCTGCAGCCTTCTTAGTTGCATTGAGGAGATCACCGAGTCCATCAACCGCTTCAACATATGCGGCTCGGATTTCTTTGCCCTTCTTCTTCGCTTTCGCTGAAGATAACTGTTTGTCATAAGAATGTCCGATTTTTTCGTCACCTGCACCGTATAGGAAGGCATAGCTTATGGTCTTAATAGCTCGGCGAGACACGCCTACTTTGTCAGCATTAATTTGATGAATGTCTCCATTGAGGAGGATGTCTGCATATCGACCTCCGTCGAATCTCGCAAGATAGTGAGATAACATCCGAAGCTCAATGCCACTAAGATCAGCGCCGACCATAGTGAGACCTGGACTTGGTATAAAAAGTTCTCTAAATCTCTTGTCACTTGGCACTTGTGCGAGGTTTGGGTTTCTGTGAGCGCAGCGGTGTGTATTCGTTGCAACGCTGCAGTGATGATGTATCCGGTCATTCGTACATTGCTTCAGCCAAGCGTTCGTGCCGTTCGACAGGAGACCAAGCATTTTCGTTACCGTCAAACATCTCGCAAACTGAATAGCAATCTCTGACCCAATCTCGGTCAGAATAACTTCGTCTACGACCGGCTTCCCAGTAGCTGTCAGTTGTGTTGGCTTCCAGCCATAGTATGTTGTTAATATCCATGCAATGTGATCTCTAGAAGTACAATTAAGATCTTTTAGTCGAGTAAAGGATGCACCCTCCGCATATCCTTGCGTGCGGTTATTTCGTTTCGGAGTGAATTCTGCTCCTGCAACGTAAGGATGTCTCCGTCGAAGTGTCTCTTCAATCTCTCGAAGCTCTTCTGAGAGAGCAGATGTAAGTTGCCATGCAGCAGCCTCGTCAAATCGCCATCCATGAATTTCCTGTTTAGTAAGTATTTTCTGTACCTTGTGCTCTAACGAGATCCACTCAGGTACGGTTGGAAGTGGTCCCATAGTTTGGTGGTAACGTGAACATCTTGTATGCAATAATCTTCCATTTCTTGACTCCAATTTTTCCAATCAGTGTCTTTGCCGAATGAACCTTTAAATTCACCTAGTCTGTATCCGTAAGATTCAAGAGAATGTCTGCCGTACAACTTCAACGGCATATGTTTCCAGTTATGCTTCTTGTCAACCTTCATCATATCGGAGTGATATAGGCGAGACAGTAAAAGAGTGTCAATGACAATCCCAGGAAAAACAAACCAAGGGTATAACTTTGTAAGCACAGGAATGTCGTACCCAATGATGTTGTGACCAATGATGCAATCAGCATCCGCAAGTCGTTGTATCCCACGTACGATAGGTTCTTCATTACCCGTGTCGTTATATGAGATAGTCTCTTTCGTATCGAGATCATAAATAGCAATGCAGTGGATGGTAGAAACATCTTTCAAAAGACCATCTGTTTCAAGGTCAAAAATTAGACTCACTTCTTGTTCCACACGTAAGTCCTGTCAACGAACTGTGCTCGCTTGATCATTTCCTTAGTAGGTGGGTATGGCCGCCTCAATCCAGTGGCGCATTCTTCAGCATATTCAGCCATCCAGTAGTCATCCAACATCTGTTGTGCTTCAGTCCAATCACTAGTCATTGCTTCAAATTCTTCATACAGTTCATCAGAAGTCAGTGGAGGGGTCGAATTCTTTTTCACTTTCAGATTCCTCAAATTTGCAGTTGTTTAAGTTATACGTGAGTGTACAAGCTACGCCAGTTTCGCCTGAATAACGATTTTTAAGTACTCTAACTGTCGTAACACCTCCAGCTTTGTCGGATTGCTGATCTCTTTCCAATCCAATGACCGAATCGCTAAGTTGAGCGATTGCAGCAGATCCGCGCAACTGTCCGAGCGTAACTCGTGCTCCTTCTTCATGGTTTTTATCTCCAATAGATCGCCTCAAATGTGAGACGAGGAATAATGAAATACCAGTGCGTTCAACCAATGACCGTAATTTAGTCATGGTTGTGTCTATCATTCGTCGTTCGTCTCCGTCCAATCCGCTGAGGAGGATGGAGAGGTGGTCGAGGAAGATGATCTTGCAGTCGAGACCCGATGCCAAATACTCAATCCGATTATAGATAACATCAGGGTCATAGGAGCCGAAACCATCAAACAAATAGAGGCTCCAATTAGCCAGTGTTTTATCAAACGCAGTCGTGAGTTCTTCATGGGTATGCTCTCCTAAGTGCAGGGATTTACCCACTGCAGCTGACATCAATCCAAGAGCGGTTCGACGATTGGACTCTTCGAGAGCCAGGTAACCGACCCGTTCTCCTTTTTGTAGTAGCTGAGTTGCAATGTCCCGACAGAAGCTGGATTTGCCAATGCCACTGCCAGCAGTGATTGTTGTAAGTTCTCCGTACCGAATACCGTGTAGTTTGACGTTAAGTCCTGGAAAGGGGTAGTCATGATCAGATGGTGTTTGTGGTGTTGTAACTAAATCAAGAAGACTCTTACCTTCAACAATGCCATCAGGTCGATATAATTGTTTTGCCCAAAAGGCATCATCAATAGCTTTACGATCGTTAGCCTGCCATGCGTCTGAGAGGTCCTTGTAAGACTCTAGGCGGGCGATGAAAACCTTGCCAGGTGGTAAGACACCAGCGGCAGCTTTCGCAGCTTCCTGACCAGGTTCATCGTTATCAAACCAAAGAACGATTTCTTCGTATCCTTGTAAGAATTCAAAGTTTTTTTGTACTGATTTCTTTGCTCCTGCTGCGCCAGTCGGGAGGGATACGACATCCCATCCAGGCATGTACTCATAGTACGTTGCAGCATCAAGCTCTCCTTCAGTAATGATAATTCGCTTACCATAACCTTTCCATAAGTGTTGACCAAAGAAAGATCCGTCCGACTCGCCTTCGTAGGAGAAGTCTTTACTAGCTGTGCGAATCTTCGCGCCGATAGGTAAGCCATTGGGATTATGGTAATAGAATCTAAGTTTGTCTCCATCCCTGTAAATTTTGTACTTTTCACAGGTCTTTTCGGAGAGGTTACGTTTATGCAGCCGTCCAGCTGATCCTAAGTAACTCATCCTGAAATGATGATTGTGAACAACAACAGGTTGTTCGTCTCCAATTGTATGGGTATGACATACGAAGCAATAAGTGTGACCATCTGTATAGATAGCCTTACCATCTGATGAGCCACACTCTGTACATGCGTCGTGTCTTATGAATTCAGACGAGCCAGTCAACTGGGATTGTTGTGAAGCTAGTCCAGGGTATATCATGTTTATCGCACCATTGTGCGTATGTAGTTTTAGATTTCTTGCTAATTTTATTGTAAGGAGTCTGGAAGACCATGCGAATATCAAGCTCAGGATTTTGCTGCTTCACAGCTTTAATCTTGCGTCTATCCTCAGAGTCCCAGTAACCCTTACATTCTAAAAATATACCGTTTGGCAATAAAAAGTCAGGTGTGTAGTTATGTTGAATCTGGTATGGAACCTTTGTAGATTCATACTCATACTTCACACCCAAATTAATCATAAGATCAGCGACTTTCTCTTCAAGTCCCGATCTAAAAGCCACTACCAAACACCAGGAATAATTTGACCAGTCAAGGCATACGCACCAAGCGCAGCCATGATACCGAGCATTGCCACACGTCCATTCAGACGCTCAGCTTTTTCATTGTGAGTTTCGTACACGTCCATAATCTCCATGGGTGGTTCTTTTGCAAATAGGTTTTGACGCCCGCCGTCTTCAGTTGTGACTGTCATCAGAAGTCAACCTCAGGCGCAGGTGTGACATTCGGTTCAGCAGCTTTATATCCCTTGGTCTTACCAAAGAGAGCCGCTACGTCCTCGGTGTTCATGTCTCCTGTGTCAACTCCTGCTTCAGAGTTGAGAGACACAACTTGCACACCAACGCATTTAAGCGAAGTACCGTAAGTAACACCATCCTTAAGAATGTATGGCTTCTGATAGAACGCGACCTTGACCTTTGATCCAGAATATAGAGGTGTTGACTCGTCTGTAATTGGAGTTCCTTCAGTGTCAACCACAGGTGGCTTGTTGTCTTCATTCCATGAGAACTTGACTTTGTATTGACCATCAGACACCTCCTCCCAGGGTTCAGGCTTGAGCACAGAACGTTTTGGGTTCTTAAGTTTGCTTTCGCACCATTTCAATGTCTCGGCGCGGTCTTCTTCTAGTTGATCGACCAACTCTTGATCGACAACAGTTGCAAGTGAATAGCCGAATTTACTCGGCTTCAGTACAGCCTGATAACCCTCAAGGATTACAGGCTCTTTAGTTACAATAGTGTTACGTGGCATTAGCAGAAAAAGTAAGTGGATTCAATCACGGATTCTGGTTCCAGATCTCCGATGATCGGCGGTTCAGTTTCAGCACCTATTTGGTTTGCCCACTCTTCCAAGTAGGAACGTTCAGCGAAGAGGTGCATATATACTTCGCGAACGATGGATGACAAAGAAGCCATGTCAGTAGCACGACATAAAACCGAATCGTGTATGAGGGAAATCGGTGCGTCGAAGCGTAATGCAGAAAGGTGAAGTAAGGATGCATCAAGCGAGTGAATTAAGTTCGGAGCAGTAGCGTTCTTGTGATGATTTATATCGACCTTGTCGCTATCTTCTGTTGCTATACGTATGTCAACCTTACCCAAAAGTTGTAAAGTGACACGCTCAAATAGTTTCTTATTCAGCTTCTGAACGACAACAAAGCCTGATGGTGTCACCCACTCAAGCTCTGCTGCTCCTCTCTTGATTGCCTTGCCTACTTCTGTCTCTATCCATTTCATTGCAGCCATAGGACCAGGTACAACCTCATTCATGGCGTCCCTAACTGCTTTCACTGTTGCAGTTAAATCATCCTTCTCAACTTCTACACCTTTCTCTTTTAGTGCATCACGAATGTATCCACGATTGGAGTGAGGTTTAGCGTTGTAAGGGACAGTCATCACGACACGCTTAACTGTCTTTCTGTCCATGTAAGGTTGAATGCTTACTGGGACATTTGGACAGGCATGTTTTGCGACAACTGCATAAGCGTCCTGTGGGCAATCGGATGGCAAGACATTGACGAGTTTCGCAGTTCTTGCGTCACGGCAGAGTCCGGCAAGGATTTGTAACCCTGAACAGGTAGCGTCAACTGCAATCGGCAGGCTAGTAAAAGTTCGATCACAAGTAATTACACAATGATGGTACTCATCACATGCAGCAAGAAACTGCCATGGTTCTTCGACATCTTCCCAAAGATGCAAGTTTCCAATAGGGTCTAGTGCGACAGCAGAAATCACCTCATCGTTCTCAGCTACCCATTGCATACGTTCATGCATAGGTGCTTTATCTAGACCGTAGCTAGTAGCTACTTGGAAAGCTAACCATTCTTCAGCTTCAGGTGTCATGTATGACTCCTCACTGAACTTCAACAATGACTTGCCGAAGTCAGTATCTTGTGGAGTTAAGAAAGCAGGGATTGGATAAGCTCTTCCGCGATAGTCAAAAGACCAAGGAATGAAGAACTCTTTCTTATCCTTGAATAACTTAGCTGCTTCCATCGTCATGCGTGTTCTACATGACTTCTTGAATGATGCAGCGTTGAGGTTCATTACCTCTGCTGCTCTCCTCCTGTAGTCCTTGCGTGATTCTTTGTTGTCCGCAATATCTACAGGCTTAGGTGGAAGTGGATGCTCCACGATAGGGATGAACTTACCAACCTTTTGTCCACGCTCAAATAGTTGCTCAGCAACCATTATTGTAAATGGATTGAGTTGGTAACCTACCTTCTGAATCTTGTTAAGAAACTGGTAAGGAATTTCTCCCTGTATACGTCCCGGACCGCGTCGAACCATGTCGTGACCGCGCATTACCTCATTCAAGAGGTAACCACCTTGACGATTTTCTGACCAATCATTAGGTTCAATCAGCATAGGATAAGCAATAGGACTAAACAGCTCAGCTGTAGCCATTACCTCGTCCTTGATAGCCATGAACTCAGGCGTAGGTACAACGAAGTTGTCTGTCTTCTTTCCGTCCCTGACTATCTGCTTCATAAACCATCCGCTTGACTCCATGATGCAATCGAGGAGCCAAGCACCGAGTTTCACACGATTTGGTCTGTACCATGGTGTCCACTGAGGTACATCATAACGCTGAATAAGCGTACGAACGATGACAAACTTCTGATGCGTCCCAGTAGTGTTATGCCAGTAGTTCTTTTTGATTGTCTCAAGTAGACCAGGACAGTTGTCCTCATAGAACTGCATCTGTGCCTCTTGTTCGACAGCTGTGCCAATCGCATCGCACACATCGACAAGTCTATTAGCTTTATCTCTGTAGCTGAACACCTTGTCAAAGGTGATCTTCAAAGCAATAGCAGCAGCTGCACCAGGCTCAATCGGTTCTAGAAATTGATGGATTTCTTTGAATGATTTACCAATGCATCCTTCCCGAATCCGCTTGTTGGTGTCTTCAATACGCTTGGTAACAAGAGGCAGAAGAGTAGAAATACTGCTGCACCCGTATACGCTAGCGGATGCATAAGATTTATCTTCGAGATCTCTTGTGTTCTTGCGTAAACGCTCAAGTCCGAGTCGGATTGCATCTCTCTCAAATTGAACTTGTTCATGTATTTGTGCAGGTGTTGCCAATAAGAATTCCTCGCTAGATCCGGTTATTAGAACTATACGTTAGCGAACAGGTTGGTATAACTGACGTGGAAGGTATTTATCCTCCTGGTATACGTCAGCGTTCAGATTTCTCGCATGAACCTGAAACTAGCGCGTCTACCAATTCCGCCACATCCGCGTGTGGATTCCAGCGATGAGTCTCGCTGAGAACTCG